GTTCCCAGCGGGTTAGCGCCTCGGCCGTGGCCGCGGTCAGCTCTATCCGGGTGGCGGGGTTCAGCGGGCGGTCTACCAGCTCAAACAGCCGGCTGCCATAGTCGCGGCGCATCACCCGGCTACCCAAGGGCGTCGCCAAAATGTCGCTGATGCTCTGGAGCAGGTGCGCCACGCCGGTGAGGGGCTGGCCGTTCTGCGCGTTCATGCCGCGCATGGCTAGGCCTCGTCCTCGGGCTGTTCGGCCTCGATGTCGCAGCGGTAGCCGCTGCCATCCAGCACATGGGTCACCGCGGTCACACTCCACGCCCCCGCCGCGGGTGCGCGCAGCCCGGTCAGGGTCAGGCGGGTCTCGGCTACCAGTAGGGGATTCCCGGGGCAGGAGAGGCGCAGGGTCGCGGCGCCGCGGTTCACGGCAGCCAGGCGGGCATGGGCGGCCCGGGTGGCGCTATCGGCGCTGGCGTAGGTGTGGCGCAGGTTCAGCACCGGCGTGCCGCTGCCGGCAGTCACCGCCACCCGCTCCGCGGCGCCCACATTTTGCCAGTAGGCCTTCACCGCCGGGTACTTGCCGCGCTCGGCCAGGGTGAGATCAAAGCTCGTCAGGTCCGCGGCAGCCAGCGCCACCGCCGCCAGGGGCTGCCCGCTGGCCGCCTTGGCCTGCCCGCGCTTCACGCACACCAGCCGCGTCCCGGCCGCCTTGGCCACCGCGTCATGCTCCTTGGCCAGCCGGGTCAGCAAGTGCAAGTCGCTCTCGGTTTGGTCGATGTGGGGCAACACCACCCCAGAGAGCTCCGCCGCAATCACCGGGGTGTAGCCGTGTTCGCCGGCCAGGCTCTGCACCAACGCCCCCAGGGTGGTGCCATCGGGCCAACTGCGTTCTCTAGGCGCCTTCAAGCCGGCTTTGAGGTCGGCCGATACCGCGCGGATCGTCGCCACCGCCGGCCAGCCCGCACAGCCCACCTCGTCAATCGTCCACTGGCCCATGCTCACCAGCCGCGGCCGGTAGCCAAGGGCCAGCTCCAACGCCAGCCCCGGGTCGGGCAGCTCCAGGTGCGGTGCGCGGTCATCCAGGGTAAGCTCCAGGGTGTCGTTTTCCACTCCCGCCACATCGCGCACCCGCAGCGACAACAGGCGGTCTTTAAGCGCCGCGGTCAGCTCGCGGCCCCCGGTGGTCAGCCGATAATCGGGGGTCACGACGGCGCCGCCCCGTAGTAGGCCAGCGCCAGACGGAACTCCACCTTGCGGGGGCGGCCGTCGCCAAAAAACACGCTCTGGGTCTCTTCCACCCGTTCAATCACCCACTGCCCCCAGGTCGCCCCCAGCCCGTCAGAGAGGTCAAGCGGCTGGCCCGTGCCGGCCAGGGCGCGCAGGGCCGCCACCTGGCCCGTGCCGCCCTGGTGGGTGGGGTAGACCACCCCTTCCAACTCCAAGGTTTCCGAGCCCGGCCCCACAAACTGCCGGGCCGGCTCGCGGCCGTAGCGCTCTTGCGCCGGCCAGCGGTACTCGGCCGTGCGGCGCAGGCTCTGGTAGGCCGCCGTCGCCATGGAAAACCGAAAGGTGCCCAGGGCCAACAGTACCTCGCTCACGCGCCCCCCACGTCGTACAGCGAGGCCCTGGCCCGGGCCGCGGCGTGGCGTTCCTGCTCGGCCAGGGCGCGGGCAATCTCGTCGGCCATCTCGCGTTCCTTGCCGGGGGCTACGGTCACGCTAATCGGGGCGTTAACGGTCGAGGTTACCGCCGCCTGCTGCGCGGTGGGGGGCAAGCTGGCCGCCGCGGGACTCACCGCCAAGGCCGTACCCACCACGGCAGCCCGCGCCGCCGGGGCGGCCTCGCCAAACAGCCCGCCGGCCCAGTTGGCCAGCTTCTGCCCGGCCCCCAGCACCAAACCCAAGGGGGACGACTCCCAGGCCTTGCCCATCCACTCCACCGCCGCGGCAAAGGCGCCCTTCATCCACCCCCAGGCAGATCCCAGCTTCTCCTTCACCGTGTCCCAGTTCTGCCACAGGGCCACACCGGCCGCGATCAACGCGCCCACACCCACAATAATCAGCCCAATGGGGTTGGCGGTCATCGCCGCGTTCCACAGCCACTGGGCCGCCGTCCACGCGTGGGTTGCCACCGCCACCACCCCCATGCGCACCGCCGCCAGGGCTGTACCCACGTTCAGGCTCGCCACCTTCGCCAGCAAAGAGCCTATGCCGGGGGCCGCGAGCGCCGTATGCCACGCCCAGGTGGCGGCCGCAACCGCGAACAACCCGCCGGTCAGTAGCGCAAACCCCGCCACCGCACCGGCCACCACCTGCACCAGCCACGGCGCCCGCTCGCTCACCCGTGCCACCGCACCCACCAGCCCGCCCAAGCCTTCGGTCACTGTGGCCACCGCCGGATACAGCGATTGGCCCAGCGTCTGACTCAGCAGTCCTAGTTGCTGCCCCAGCAAGGTAAACGCCTGCCCGCTCTGCGCCGCCTTGGCCATGGCCTCGGTCTTTGCCATGCCCCCGCCCAGGGCCTTCTCAATGTCCGCCGCCCCGCGGCGCAGGCTCTCGCGCTGGGTCAGCAGCAAGTCCACAAACTCAGAGCCTTCTTTGTCCCCGAAGGCCTTGCGCAACTCGTCTTTTGCCGCCTGGTCGATCACCCCGCCGTACGCGTCGCTGATCTGGTCTAAAATCTCCGGCACGCTCAGCAGCATGCCGGTTTGTGCGTCGATCACGTCCAGGCCCAGGCTATCCGCGGCCTTGCTGGCGTTGGCCAAAAACGCCTGATACTTGGTCGCCGCCTCGCTGCCGCTCATGGTGCGCTGCAACTCGCCCAGCACTGCCAACTGCTCGGCAAACGACGCCCCGGCGGTAGTAGCCGAGGCCCCCAGGTTCGACAGCGCCGCACTCATCTCGGGGCCCGTGGTGCGAAAGGCCTGCACCGCCGAGCTGATGCCGGCGCTGAAATACTTGCCGAACTCGATGTCTCGCTCCTCCGCCGACAGGCCCTGCCAGCCCGCCACCACCCGGGCGCCAAAGGCGTCGAACTCGCCCCGGTAGATGCCGAAACCCTTCGCAAACAGGTTGGTCATCTCGCCGGTAGTGCCCTTAGTGGCCGCCGCGGTCAGGGCCGCCATACGCGTAAACTCGCCCACCGCCGCGTCACCCAGGCTGGCAATACCGCTCTTCACGTCATAGCTCGCCCGCAGGAACTCCGGCACCGTGGTCCCCGCCCAGGTAGCCGAGAACTCCCGCCCGGCCCGGGTAATTGCCTCCACACCCGCCACATCCACCCCCAGCGAGGCCAGCTCCCCTTGGCTCTGCATCACCTCGGCCGTCGCCGTCACCATGCGGCCCAACGCATACAGGGCGCCAGTGGCGCCCAGTGCTCCGGCCTTCAATCCCTGCATTCGGGCGGCAGCGGCATCCTTTCCCGCCATCGCCCGTTCCATGCGGGCCTGTCTGGCGCTGGCATCCTTCCATGCCGCCCCCAACCCCTGAATCTTGCGCTGTGCACCGTCCACGGCAGACCCGAACGACGCCTTTAGTGCGCCGCCGATCACTACTGCCAGGGTCAGGTTCTTCATAACCAGTCCGCCCTCACCTCCGGTACACCGCCGGCACCGCGTCCAACCACGCCAACAGCTCCCCCGGCTCCAGCTCCGTCAACTCCGCCAGGCCCCACCGGGTATAGCTGTTCAACACCAGCACCGCCCGCCTCAGGGCCGCGGCGCCGGGGACAAAAAACCCCGGTACACCTCCTGCAGCCGGTTGTAGTCGGCCAGGTCCAACGCCTCGATGGTCGCCGGGCTCACCTGGCACAGGTTGGCAAACAGGCGCACCTCGCGGCCCGCGTCGCCGCCGCCGGCCTTCTCCGCCGCCAACAGGTCGCGCACCTTGGGGCGTCGTACGGTCAGCTCGGCCAGGGGTGCGCCGTCGGCCTCTACCGGGTAGGCAAGGGTCAAGGTCTCCATGGCCTACGCCCCAATCGCGGTGCGCAGCGCCAGCAGTTGGTCCACCCCGTCCACGATCCGGATCATGTTTTCCAGGTCGATGTGCACCGCCGCCGTGCCGCCGATCAACAGCTCGTAAAAGCGCCCGGTCACCGTAATCTTCAGTTTGGCGATCTCCCCGGCCTTCCAGGTGCCCATATCGATCTCTTTCCAGCGCCCGGTCAGGCTCACCACCACCGGGGTCACCACCCCGGCGTTCTCCATGGCGCCGCGCAGGGTCACGTTCACCCAACTTCCCGGCACCAGCCCCCACATGGCAAACAGGGCCGGGTCGTACTCGGAGAGGGTAAACGAGCATTCGAGCTTCTCCATGCCCATGTCGATCTCTACCGGGGCGTCCATGCCGCCGGCTCGGTACTCCTCGGTCTTGATGGTCAGCTTGGGCAGCTCCACCTCGTCCACCTTGCCCGCGTAGCCCTTGCCGTCCACGAACAGGTTGAAATTCTTCAACACGCTAGGCAATCCCATGGTCATCTCCTCTATTTACGCCCAGGCACCCTTCACCCTTCACCCTTCACCCTTCCTATCCCACCACCTCTTCGAAGTAGTCGTTCACCAGGCGCGAGCGAAACTCCACATGCTCAGCCGGCGCCGGGGGCGTAAAGTCGAAGTCGAAGTACACATGCCCGGCGGCCAGGTTGGCGGGCGTGTTCAGGTCCGGGTCGGCCCAGCAGCGGCCGCCAAGAATCGCCCCCAGGCTTTTCAGTGTGCGCAGGTAGGCGTTCACCCCCTCCACCACGTCTTCCAGGTAGGTCTTGGTAATGTTGCGGTCTACCGCCCACAGGTGTGCCCGCAACAGGCTGTCGTGAATCATGTCCGCCGTGCGTACCACAGAGAGGAACGCCCACTTGGCATCACTGGAGAGCGTGCGGTTGCCCCACAGGCGGTAGCCATTCTGGCGGATGATGGTCGCCACCTTGGCTTCGTTGAGCAGATTGGCGCGGGCGTTCAGGTCGCCCAGGGCAAAGTCGATCGCCCGCTCGGTGCCCACAATCCCGTACATCTCGCGATTGCTGGGGCTCCACCAAAAGCCGCGTTCCGCGTCGCTCTTGGCGATGATCCCCGCCACCCGGGCGCTCGCCGGTTCTACCGCCACACTGCCGGCGCTGTCGATCATCTTCACCGCGGGGTCTACCACGTAGACCCGCTTGCTGCCGAAGTCCCCCGCGTACAAAATCGCCTCGGCGTCGTTGGTCGAGGGGCCGTCGGCGATAATCACCGCCCGTAGCCGGTCGGCAATGGCCAACAGCTCGCTCACCACCGGGTTGGCCAGGTAGGTTCCCGGCACCCCGGGATCCTCGGGGCGGTTGCCGGTAAACCCCGGCACGCACAAAATGCGCGGCGTCACCCCCAGCGCGGCGTCTGCGCCCAACAGCGCGTGCACCCCGCTGTAGGCCCCGGTGTCTACGTCCACCCCGCCCAACACGTTCACCAGGGTCGCCGCCGCGTCGGCGCCCTCCTCCACGCGAATCACCACCACCGCCGCGCCCACCTGGTCAAAAATGCCGTCCATCGCCGCCGGCAGGGTACCCAGCCCCGTGCCCACCGTATCCAGGTCGGCCGCGGCGGCCCGGCTACCCGCCACCAGCACGGGGGTATTCAGGGGAAAAGCCGCGGCGTCGGCGTTGGGGGCCGTACCAACGAGGCCAATCACGCTCGAGCGCACGGTCTGAATCGGGCGCGGCCCGTCGTCGATCTCCATCACCTCAACGCCGTGCAAAAAGGTCGTACTCATGGCCGCTTCCTCCTCTTGGGTTTCGGCTGTTTTTGCGTCTCTGCTAGCGGCACCAGCTTGCCGGCCAACACCGCATAGCGCGCCTGGCGCTCACTCCACTCCACCGTTGCGCCCACCGCCACCGGGCGGCCGGCGGGGTCTAGCAGGGAACGTTCTACCCGGTAGCGCATCAGCTCACCTGCCCCGTGTGCTCGCCGTCCGGCGCGCCGCTGGTGGTGGTCACCACCGCGTTGCCGGTCACGTAGCTCACAATGGCGGTCGAATCCGCCAAACCCAGGGCGTCGCGGTAGCCTTGCGCGGCCTCGGCGTTGCCTTGTACCGCGGCTACCGCGTCCATGGCTGCCTTGCGCGCAGACCACAAGCCGTTGCCGGTCATCGCCATCGCTACAGGCTCCCTTGTACTGTGGCCGAAACCATCGGATGCGGGGTGCCGGTGTAGGCGCAAATACAATCGCCCTGCACCACCCCCTTGGCGGCGGCAAGCCCGCCCCCGCAGAGCTTCACCGTACCCGAGGCGGTCACCTCTGCGGCGCCGTCGCTGGCGGTAAGGGCCACCGCCCCGCCCGCCGTCACGGTCACGTTCCCCACCGCGTTCAGCTCGGCCGCCCCGCTGGCTCGGTCGTAGCTCGCAAAGCCCCCGTCGGCGTAGGTCGTCTTGTGCAGCGTGGCCGCGCTGCCCGGCGCCGGGTACGCGGTTTGGTACAGGGCCGGCAGCACCACCCCCAGGGCCAGGTCGCCGCCGGGAGCGAGTAGCAGCACCTGCTCCCCCGCCTCCGGCGCCCACCACTCGGCATCCGGCCCGGCCCGCCGGGTCACCCACGGCAGCCAGGCCGTCACGAGCTCGCCCGTCTGCACCCGCACCCGCGCCGCGGCCGCATCCAGCGCCTCCACCCGGCCCACCCGCAACAGATTCGCCAGCCGCCGTTCCAGCTCGGCCACGCGATAGGGCAGATCGGTCATGGGTTGCTCTTGCGGCTGCGCCGTGTCACGCTGCGTGGCATGTCATCCTCCAATGTGGATCGCTTCAACGCATACGCGGGCGTCATTCTTGGGCAGCTCTACCAGCAGTTCCCGGAGCGCTGCGCACTCGACGCCTTTGTCCTGGCTGGGGTTCCCCAGGGGCAGGCGGATGAATTCGGCGCCACGCCAAAAGAAGTCGAGTTCGTGGCCCTCACCTTGCGGTGGCTGGCGGACTCCGGATTTCTCTTGGGCCACTGGGCAGAACACGGCATGGTCGGCGCAACCCTTTCCGTCAAAGGGCTGGAAGCCCTCAAGTCCATCCCATCGTCTGTACACCCGTCGCGCTCCATCGGAGACCAACTCGTTTCCGCTCTCGGCTCAGGAGTTAAGGACGCGGTCGCCAAGACCGCTGGTCTCTTCTTTGTCGAAGTATTTCGCACGCTCTTCCGCTAGTTCCAGGTAGCGGCGCAGACCGCGCAAGCCGCACATGTGCACCGTCGCCAAGCTCAGAGCATCGACGGTTACATACAGGTTTTGGGGGTCCTCTTCTTCCAGCACCGCAATCAACCGCTGGGCAAGGCGCCGCATCCTCGCAAGGTTTTCTTGGGCGGCCTGGCGCAACCGCTGATTTTGTTCCTCTGGTTCGAGCCACCGCACCTGGTCACACACCCGTCACCTCCACATAGTCGTCCTCGTGGGCCGTGCCGATGTCCGGCGAGAGCCCCGCCCACACCTCGTGGGGCAGCGGGTTCGTGGCCTCGGCCTCTTCCAGCGCCTGCACAAAGAACCGCGTAGTGAACAGCAGGGGGTAGGTGCCGAAACCCGCCTCGAAGCGCGGCCCCGGGGCCGCCGCCAGGTGCAGCGCCCGGTGCAGCGCCGTCGGCTGCCAGCCCAACAGCGCCTCGATCACCGCAGCCACCAGCGGCGCCGCTTCGCTGCGCGCGTGCTCCCCCGTCTTGGGGCTGCGCAGGTTGCGACAGGCCACCGCAATGAGCCAGTTTTCGGTCAACTCCTGGGTCAGCTCTGCGTCTACCCCGCCCATGGCCCCGGGCCGATACCCCGCCCACAGCACATGCACCGCCGGGGTCACCTGCCGCGCCTGGGTCACCCCGGCGAGGTCCGCCGCCGAGAGCACCGCCACCCCGGGTAACTTCTCCGTCAGGCGAGCAACCAAGAGGGGCTCGGCGGTCAGCAGCATCTACATGCCCCGCAGTGTCTCGCGGGTAAACACCCGGCTCGAACCGGGCGCCACCGTCTGCGCACCCGCCACACTCTCCGGCGCCGCCGCGGAGAGGCCCAGACTCACCTCGCCCCGGGCCAGCTTTTCCAGGCTGCGCACCGCCGCCTTGTAGCGCGCATCCACCGCCTCGTCGGCAATCTGCCGGCGGCCGAACACGCGATACACGGCGATATCCAGGGCCAACAGCCCCAAAAACCGCGGCACCGTCGAGAGCGGCAGCGGCAGCACCCGCCCCACATGGGCGTCCACCTCGGCCTCGGCGTCGGCAATCGCCCCTTCCAAGAGGTCGGTATCCGCCGCCCCCGCCCCCAGGTCGTCGGTAAGCTGCTCGGCCCAGTCCGCCGGCAACCCCCGCGCCAGCTCGGCCACCGTTACATACACGCCCACGCCTTACCCCTTGGCCCTGCGCTTGCGGGTTGTGGGTTTGGGTTCGTGCTCGTCCAATTGCTCTTGAACTTCCAGCAAGGGTTCGGCCTTGAGCTGCGCCCACTGTCCCGCCGTGAACCGCCCCGCCGGGTGTAGCACCGGCTGCGCCGGGTGAAACACCCCGCAGCGCCAGAACCCGCCCGCCGGCTTCGCCGTAATGGTGACCATGCCCTCACCTCTCACGTCTCACCTCTCACGTCTCACGTTTACCGGCCGGCTCATCAGACCCAGGGCGCCGCGGCCTGGGTGACCCGGGGGCTCGCCCCCGGGTTTCGCCTCGGCGTTAGACTCAGCCGGCGCCGGTGGACCCGAAGGAGAGCTGCCACAGGCCGTAGCCCACGTTGCCGCTCGCTTCCACTCCGTACTTGTACTCGCCGCGCATGAACACGTCGGTGGCGTTCATGTCGGTTTGGCTCACGAACTGCGGCGCCTTGCGCTGTTGGAACACGTAGGGCTTGATCGGCCGGTTGGCGCAGTGCAGAAACCACGCGGTCGAGCTGGTGAGCCGCCGGTTTACCTTCAGCGTGGCCGTGCCCTTGTAGGGGTTGGGGCTCTGGTCGGTGAGCTTGTCGCTCTCCAACAGAATCCGCCCCGTGGCCTCCAGGGCCGGGGGCACTTCCAACACGTCGGGATCCAGGTCCAGGTTCTCGCCCTCGGCGTTCACCCGGCCTTGAATGGAGAGCCGCCCCGCCCCGTAGCTCGCCAGCGCCAAAGCCGTGGTAGCCGCCGAAAGGGCCGCCGTGCCCACGTTGCTCTGGGTAGCGCTACCCACCGGGTGGTCGCTGTCGTAGAAGTACTGGCCGTCGTAGCACACCCCGGCGAACGCGCCGTTCTGCAGCACCGCCAACAGCCGATCGGGCCAGGCCCGCGACGCCCAGGAAATGTCTTGGGCACGGGGCGCGTAGATGCCCACGCGGTCGGTCTCGATATCCACCCGCTTCACGCCGATGGTGGCCTCGAACTCCTTGTTCTTCAGGGTGTAGTTGCTGGCGCGGAGCGCCTTCACCACCTTGTCACCCACCCACTCGCGCATCATGGGAAAGTCATCCAGCCAGGCGTAGTCCTCGGTAAGGGCCGTCGAAGGCACCAGCATGGCCACCTTCTCCCACTGCGCCGGCAGGCCCTCGAACGCCTTGTTGAAGGTGGTGCGCAGGTTGGTGAACACCGCGCTGATATTCGCTGCATTGACGATCATGGGTCGCTCTCCTTGTGCCCTGGGGCCTTAGCCCACGGCTCCGTCGATGGAAACCCAGCAGGTGCTGGCGCTGGGCACTTCAGTGATTTTGCCGCAGGCGATGTCGTTGATTGCGTCCGCCGCCAGCGCCACGGTCTGGTCGTCGGAGAGCACCACGCTGTCGCCCACGTTGGCGATGGTCAGCGCGCTGGCGCTGGCGAACAAAAACTCGCCCCGGCGCCGCACGTTCACCTCGATCGCCCCCGCCGCCCCGCCGCTGTTGTCGGCGCGCTCTTCGGCCACGCCCACAAAGATGAGGCCCGCGGTGTCCGCACCGGGGTTGGCGTAGCCGGCCGCGTTCACCGCCACCAGGCTGCCGCCGTAGATGCAATCGTCGGCCACCACCTTGTAGGGCCGGGTAATGCCGTCGCGGCGCTGCGTGCCGCGGTCTTGTTCCAGTGCCGCCATGGTTTAGCCTCCGTAGTGCTTGAGGTCTTCGGCGCTGTTGCCGAAGACGCGTCCCAGTTCCAGTGCTGCACTGCTCGCCGTCGCGCCCTCGGGGGCGCGGGCGTTCAGTGCCGTGGCCTCGCCGATCACCGGCAGCTTCTCCACCAGCGCGGTAAACTGCTCCATGCCGTCCTCGGTGCGGCAAATGGCGCGGTAGTGGTCGGCCGTGGCCGGGCTCACCTTGCCCGCCTCCACCGCCGCATTCACCGCCGTCTCGATCTCGGCCTCGCGGGCCGCCGCGGCCTGCTCGGCCAGGGTCTGCTCGGCGTTGGTTGCCCGGGCCAACAGGGCGTCGTAGTCGGCGCGCGGCACAAACTTCGCCAGCTCCGGGGTGGCTGCGCGGTTCGCGGCCGTGGCCAGGTCGGCGGTCAGGCGCTCCACCGCGGCCAGGGCGTCTTCTTCGGTGGCCGTTTCGGCCAGGCCGAGGCGGGTCAGGACTCGTTTCATGGGCGGAATCTCCTCTCGGTTGAGGGCGGTCAGGTGCAGATTGGGGGTGTTGGTCAGCCCGGCCGAGGCCAGGTAGCGAATGCGGGTGGTCGCCGGCTCGTAGCCGAACACGGGGGAGAGGAACCGATACTCGCGGTTCGCCACCATGCTGGCGCCGCGGGGCGTCCACGCCACCCGCCCCCAAATGGCACCGCCGTCGCGGGCTTCGAGCTCTTCGATCCAGCCGGCGGCCGGGGCCGCTTCGCCTCTGGGCGCCTTGTGCTCGGTGGCGTGCTCCCAGTCGAGCGGCAACGGCGTGTTGCGGGCAGTGAAGGCGTCCACAATCGACTGGGGCCGGTCGTGCAGCCATGCGCGGCCGTCGCGCCCCACCACGCGCGGCCCGGCGGGGATCAGCTCCACCCACTCGGGCGCCTCGCCTGCGGCCAGTTCTACGTTTAGGGCAACTCGGTGGCTCTGCATGCGTTCCTTTCGCCTTTCGATCGCTTCGCCGTAGCCTACCGTAGGCCTTTTGGCCCAAACACGGGTGACCTCGTTCACCAGCGGCGCCCTGACAGGTGTCAAGACAGTGTCAAGAGGCCGCTGCCTGCGTTTTGTGCCCCTGGCCCCACCCATGGCACACCCCGGCAGCCAACGAGCCCGCTGGGGGCTTCTAGGCGTTCGCCCGCTCCACCACCTGCTCGATTGCCTGGGACAACACATCGAGCACCATGCGCCGATCTTCATCATCGAGGCCCAAAAACGGCCGCGCGGGGATGTCGCCCCAGGGAATCGGCCGGCCGTGCCGGTCGCTGCCGAACTCGCCCTCGGCAGCGCCAAACTGGTGCGTGGTCGCGTATTCCATGGGGCTGCCCACGATGAGTTCGTCTCCAGATACCAAATAGACGATCTCGCTCATCAGGCTTTGGGTTTCACCAATCAGTGGCTTTTTTCCCGCAGCCCGGCTCGCACCTGCCTTCGATAACCGCCCCTTCTTGGTCGTGCTGCTCTTGAACGCCCCCAGATACATCTCGTAGGTGGTTTGGGTATTGGGTGCCCAGGGTTCCCCGTCGGGGCCGGTCGAGGTCTCGAAGCGGCGTTTGGTGCTCTCTACCAGGTTCTCGCCAATGGCCCGCAGCGCCCCCCCCAGGTTGTGGCCCACGTCAGCCAGCCGCTGCAACACGGCCAGCACCTGGCGGTCGGCTATCTCCACCACCACTTTGACGGCCATGGACTCTCCTGCTACCCTTGCCGTCGAGGCGAACGCGACACGGTGACATTCTCCCGGCCGTAGCACCGCTGACCACAGCGGGAGCGCCATGTGGGGTTGCCGGCAACACGCCGGGCGGGAGGCCCCACCGTTCGCTTCATTTTTTGCCCCTTCTCTCCAACCGGCGGATTTCTTTGTCCTGCCTGGCAGCATCGCGCGAGAGCCGGCGCAGACTGGTCAAATAGGTGGCGTCGCCCGCGGCCGTCGCCTTCACCACCGTCACCAGGGCGCCGTCTTCCCACACATACACCAAGCTCTTATCCCCGCTTTGCAGCGCGCGCCCGCCGCTAATGGCCTCCTGCGCCAAGGCGTAGTCTTCCGCCGTCAGCTCGGGGTGGTGGTCCGCCTGTTTTTCCAGCGTCTGCGGAGAGAGCCGCACCACCCGGCTTTGTGCACCGATCTTCGGCAGGTCGGCGTCGGGCAGCACCGCCAGCGGATACTCGCCCTCTGGGTGCGCCAGCCAGCGCGCCACCGCGCCTTCCCGTGCCATGCCCCTCACCACACTGACCGCCAGCTTCGGCGGGTAGCGGTCGAGCTTTGCCGCCACCGTCTCTTGCACATCGGCCGTGCGCGTATGCCCCGGCATGTAATCCCAACCCTCGTCGATGCCGGCCGGCGCCCCCGTTTTGGCGTCTATTCCGTCGTCTGGCGGGTCTTCGATGCGGCCGCCTTGGCGCAGCGCTTCCTCGCGCGACACCGCCACCACCCGGCACTTACAGCCCCAGCCGTTGGGCGGGTAATGGGTCTGCCACCACGGGTGATCCGCCGGCAACACCAACCCATCCCACGACACATGCAGCGGCCGCGGCCGTGTCACGCTGTCGGAGTGGCGATACATCCAGTAGGGTTTGAGTTTTTGCAGCTCCGGGTCGCGCAGTTGGGCCAGGCGCCCCGCGGCGTAGCTGGTCGATAGGTTGGTCTGATAAATGACCCGGGTGCGCCAATTGCGTTCGCCCCGGTAGGCCCACCCGTGCGCCCCCACCACAGAGTCGAACTCTTGGCGGAACCAGGCAATCGACTTGCCCTCGGCGGTCACCCGATCTACCGCGCCCGCCAGGTCTGCCAACAGGTCGGCCTTGGCTGCGCCGGCCACCATAAAGCCCCGGTCGTGCCCCGCACGCAGCACCTCGCGCCAGGTCTCGGTGGGGATCAGGTTTCCGAGCTTGCCGCGAAAAAACGCGATCTGCTCGGCAAAGGGCAGCCGCACCACGGCATCAGGCGGCATCGGTTGCCCCACTCTCCACCGCCTCGGCATAGATCCCCGCGGCGGCCGCCGCCGCAAAGGCCGTGCCCATCACCCCCGCCAGGCTGGGCGCGGGCAGGTCCCCATAGGCCGCCAGCAGCCGGTCACGCAGCGCCTGCAGGCTGTCTGCTTCCTCGGCCCACTGCCGAATCGTCTCCACCATGCCCGCGATCTCCGGCGCCGTTTCGGCTTCCAGCCGCGCCACCAGCGCGTCAGGTGTGTCTTGCTCGTCCGTGCCGGTCCGTGCCGGTCCCTGCCCGTCCGTGTGCTCTTGATTCACCGCCCGATTGAGCGCCGGCCCGGGCCCCTGCGCCGGGGCAACCACCACCCCCAGCAGCTCCGCCCCCTCTTCCGGGTCGGGCAGGCCCAGCTTGTCGCGGATCACGCTGGCCTCTACCTTCAGGCCCAGGGGCACCAGCTCTTTCAGCGCCGCCACCAGCCCGGCAATGTCTTCGGGCTCCGGCACCGGCAGGGTCAGCACGGGGTACAGGCCGTCGGCCGGCGGGCCAAAGTTCAGGTCGATGAAGGGCCGCACCAGGTCGCGGTTGAGCGTCGCCGCCACCTGCCGCGCGTCGGCTTTCAAAATGTCGATGCGTACGTCGTTGTGAACCTTTGCCTGGGCCAGGCTCGCACCGTCGTCACTGGTCATGGTCTGGCCCAGCACGGCCTTGCTCACCTGGCGGTCGAGCCACTGCGCCATGGTGTCGTACACGTTCACACTGCCCTGCTTGCCGCCGGCTTCGGGAAACTCGATCTGCATCGACTCGGGCAGCACCGCTCCGGCATCGGTGCCGATGTTCGCCACCGCCCGCACCAGCACGGCAATGTCGTCCTTGCTGGCCCGGTCGCCGTACTTGCCCACCCGCACCGGCATCCCAAAGGTTTCCAGAAAGGCCATCCAGTCTTTCACCGTGTAGGCCTTGAACAGGTAGGCCCAGCACGCCAGAAACGCCAGTCCGCCGCGGATCGGCACGCCGCTTTTTAGCCGGTGGGTGTGCACCACGAACTTGTAGGGGGGCAACTCCACCCCCTCCAAGGCGTTGCGTTCATCCAGCAGGCGCACCTCGCGCCCGGTCGTGCGGTCGAAGCGAAACCAGCGCGGGTCGCGGTGTTCGAAGCGCGGCTGCCAGCGCGTGGCGCTGCGCTGCCACACCAGCTCCACCACCGAAAAGCCCTTGCCCAGGGAATCCAGCAGGTCCTCCACCAGAAAGCAAAACGCCGGGGCGGCCGTGAGTGCGCGCACCGCGTCGGCCTGCTCTACCTCGCGGGCCGCGTCGCTGGTTGCCTCCACCTGCACCTCCAGGCCGGAGAGCGCGCGTTTCCTGGTGCCCAGCACGCTGGCGTAGTGGGCGTCGCGCTCCTCCATCTCTTCGGCCAGGGTCAGGTACTCCAGGGGGTCGCCGTCGGCCGCAGCCCTAAGCAGCGTGGTCAGCCGCCCGGGGGTGAGCCCCGAGGCCACGGTTTCGTTCCACAGGGTGCGAATGCCGGTGAGCGAGGGCGCCGCCAGCTCGTCTTGCAAGAGCTTCAGCTCTACCTTGCGGCCGTTGTGGTCGTACAGGGTCGCCATAGTTACAGGGCTCCTTGCCGGGCGCCGAAGCCGGCGGTTACCTGCACCGTGCGGGCAAAGGCGTCGGCATCATCGGCGGGCCGGCGAATGCTGTGGCAGTCGTACACCATCTCTCCCGCGCAGGTCTGCACCGCATGTTCCAGCATCATCACCGCTACCGCCGCGTCGCCGTGGCGCTGGCCGCTTTTGGCTTGGGTGCGGGCCTCGGGCACCCGGGCCACGCCCTTGACCACCTGCACCGCGCGCAGATCGTCCAACAGCTCGCTGTCTTGGGGCAGGGTGAGGCTGCGATCTTCGAAGCGGGCCTTCACCTTGGGGGTTACCTCGCGGTACCACGGTTCGGTGGGCATCACTTGCAACACCCGCCCGGCGCCGTAGCGCTGCATGGCCACCTCGGCCAGGTACTGGCCGTTGCCGCGGGCATCGAAGGCCGCGCCCGAAAAGCGCGGCAACCGGTCGAGAAGGTAGAAGACCACCTGGCGCTGCTGCTCAAAGGGCACGTTGCGCAGCTCTACGACAAACGGCGCGGCCAGGTCCAGGTTGGCCAGCTCTTGCGCCGGCACCAATACCGTCAAGTCACCGCTGCGCCCGAAGTCTTCGCCAAAGTAGCTCTTCCAGCGGGTATCCAGCGCGGCCAACAGCGGCGCCAGGTGGGTCTCGCACCACGCCTCTACAAAGCCCTCGCGCTCGCCTTGCGGGCGGTGCACAAACTCCGCGTCGCAGACCAGCCGCAGCACCGGGCGCTCGGCACGCAGGCAGCCGGTAATCAGCGCCCGGGTCAGCCATACCCCCGTGCCCTGGCTGGGCACGCAGTCCAGTTCTTCCTCCGCGTCGGCCCCGTAAAAGTCGCGAATCTCCGCCCGCCAGGCGGCCTCACCCGCGGCGCTGTAGTCCTTGCCCAGCGTCAGGCACACCCGCTGATACAGCCCCTGCTCTAGGGCCTCGTCAAAGGTGGTGCGGTGCACGCTGTAGGGCTTCTTGCCGGCCCGGCACTCTTGCACCAACTCGTTGAACGGGTTGGCGTCGCCGAAGTGGGTGGAGATAATGCGTACCTGCCCGCCCCACACCAGAAGCGCCAGGGCCGCTTTCAAGAGGCCTTTGAGATCATCGTGAAAGGCCGCCTCGTCAATCACCACCCGGCCCTGCTTGCCGCGTAGGTTGGTGGGGCGAGAAGACAGCGCACTCACCTTGTGGCCCGAGGGGAAACGAATGCGCAGGGTCTGAATGTCGCGGCCCTCGTCTTCGATCACCGTCTCTTCCACTTCGCCCGCGGCCAACTGGTAGTGACGGGCCCAGTCGGCGCAGTCGTTGATGAACTCGCGGGCCATGTCCAGGTTATAGCCGATGTACCACACATCGTCGCCCGCCTTGGAGCTGGCATACAGGGTATCGTCGGCGGCCTCGGCCCACGAAATGCCGATGCGCCGGCTCTTCTCGTAGAGCTTCACCTTGGCCCGATCGGCCAGCCACTCCTGCTGATAGGGCAACAGCACCGGCGGCGCCGCGACGGCGGGGATCGCGGTGGGCAGCAGCGTCACTCCGCCACCCCCAAAATCTTCCGGCGAATCAGTTCCACCGCCTCTTCCGAGAGGCCCGGCGCCGCGCGCCGTACCTCGGCGGTTACCGCCTCCGCCGCCCGCTGGGCTTTTTCTACCCGGTCAAACTTCTCCAACACGCTCATCAGCTTGGCCACGCTGTCCCACAAGGGGCTCGACCGTTCGTCGGGGCGGAGCCCCTGCAAGTACTCCAACTGCTCATCCAGCATACTGCGCAGCCGTTCCACCACCCCGCGGCGCTGGCGGCGGCTGAGCTCCCAGTCGTCCCACTCTTCGCCCGGGCGCTGGCTCTCGGCCTTCCAGCTACTCAGCGCCTGGCGGCTGATGTCAAGCAGACCGGCAATCTCGTCCAAGGTTTTACCCTGGGCGTAGAGGTCGCGGGCCAGGGGCTCTTTGGCGGGGCGGTCACCCTTCCTACCCATGGCCCAAATCCCGCTTCAGGCGCGCCAGGCGGCTCTCTACCCCCACCAGCTCGCCGTAGGCCGCTTCCAGCTCGGCCCACTGGCCAGAGAGGGTGGGCACATGCTCGGCCGGCCACTCGGCCACCGGGCAGAGCGTTACGTTTAGGCCCACCCGCAAGGCGCCCGCCAGGCCTTCGATTTTGAAGGTCAAGCGCCGCTCGCGGTCTTCCAGGTCGGCCTGCTGGCCGCGCATGGCAGCCCGCTCCAACTGTAGGCTCACTTGCCGCTCTCTCTTCTCACCAGGGGGCAAAACTGGTTGTTGTCGATCTTGCCCACCAGTGCTTGCAGGGTTTGGGTCGAGAGGGTAATCACCCCGGTCAGGTCGTCGGCCAGGCGGTTGTAACTCTTCACCAGGTCGATGTTGTTGTCGTACATGCGCCGCTGTTCCAGCATGTCGGCGCGGTACTGATCCAACACCCTGGCCAGGTGGTCTTTTTGCTCGGCACGGTAGCGTTGAAAGCGGCGTTCGTCGTCTTCGCGCTGCTTGGTCATGCGCTTCGAATCAAAATGCCAGATGATGAAGATGAGCCCGGGTAGACCGAGCAGGTTCATGGCCAGCGCGGCCAAAGAAAGAGGGATGGCTTCCATGCGTTAGCGGGCCTCCGTGCCGGTTTCAAGGTTTCGTTGGCAGCCAATGCAGCGCATGGTGCAGGGCTGCACCTCTAGGCGCAGGGCGCCAATGGCCTCGCCGCAGTCCACACACAGGCCGTCTTGCTCCGCCGCGGGGCGGGTGCCCAGGGCCTCGGCCAGGCGGTGGGCAATGAGCGCCTCTTCGCGCCACACGGCTTCCCGCGCTTGCGCCCGGTCGATGTCGTCAGCCACCAAACAGCCCCCCTTTGGTCTTGCCCAGCCGCCCCTTGTCGAAGCTCCGCGCGGCGCTGTAGCCGGTGTACCCCACCCCAAACACCCACCACATCTCCGCCGGAATGGCACTGAGCCAGGCCTGCATGCCGGCGGCAATGGCCGTGGCCGCGGCGGGCCGCAGCGCGCCCAGCACCCCCAGCGGAATCGCGGCGAGGATCATCACGTACATCACGTAGAGAAACCCGGGCCGGGCGCGGCTGGTCCACGGGTCGGCGCTCTTGGCCTCGGCCAAAATGGCGCTCATGCGCACTTCCAGCTCGGCCAGCTCGCCGGCCTGCGCCAACTGCGCCAACTGGGCTTGCGCCTTGGCCTTCTCTACCGGGTCGGGAAAAAGCTTGTCGATCAGCTTGCCGGCAATGAGGCCAAGCGGGTTGAGCCAATCCATGTCAGGTTTCCTTCACCACCAAGAGCAGGTCGGTTTCGACCCGCCGCGGTGGCGTGGCAGAGGTTTCGCCGCGGATGGTGACGCGGTAGCGGTGCCCGTCTACCCCGCCCTGTACGGGAATCTGCACCACCCCCAGGGCCGCGCTCACGAAGGGCTGGTTCACCACCACCGCGCTGGCGTCTTCGTCCGCGGTCATATCCCACGCCGTTACGCTGTAGCTCGTGAGGGTTTCGTCCGCATCCAGCGCAATGGGCACCGCCACCACAAAGGCTTCGTAGGGCTGCTTGGGTTCGCTCAGGGGCCGCAGTTTTGCCATGTTTTAGCGCTTTCTACGGGGAAGCTCTCGCCCCGCTGGCCCACCCCAAAGCGCCCGCCGCGGGGCTCTACGTCAAATACCGGCGCCCGCCGCCCCACCCCGGCCGCCTCACTGCGGCGGCCCACCGGCAGCACCTGGCGCGCCGCGTTCTGGGTGGCGCCGGGCCCCCACCCGCCCACCGTATCGCTCACGCTCACGCTGTGGTCACTCGAAAGCCCGTAGGCATTCAGTGCGGTCACCGTCCAGGTATGGGTGCCGGCGCCCACCTCAAAGGTCAGTTCGGTAGCGCCCGTAGCCCCCACCAGCACCGGCGCCACGTCTACCCACTCCCACACCCGGTACTCGGTCACGTTTTCTTCGGGTGGGTTGGGGTCCCAGGCGAGGGTTCGGGTATCGGCCCGGGCCAGCCCGGCCAGCAACAGCAAGGCCAACAACCCGCCCAGCATTTGGTCTGCGCGGCGCCGCTTTTCACCTACCCAGCGTGGCACGGGTATGCTAAAAACGTGAGCCATGCGTCTCTCGGATTTCGCGGGCATCGGTGGTTTGCTGCTGGGCATCGTGAACCTTGCCTGGTTGCTGTGGCTTAAGCGCCCGCGGCTTCGCGTCGTGCCGGGGGCGGGGTGTGCGTTGTACGAAGTATGTTTTCTCCCCGCACCCAACCGCATTGTTCCTGCCCCGCCCCGCCCCGGCGTGTTGGCCCAGGTTCACATAGGGGTCACGAACATCTCGGAGCGCGACAATACCGCGGTCGGCGTAACCGCCCATGCCTTGGCCGGGCGCTTGCGTCCCCTGGCCCGCGGCGAGCGGCTGACCAGCCGGGCCCCGCGGCGGGTCGATGTGTCGCAGGTATTCGGCAGTGAAAGAGTGATTGAACACTACGACCCCTGGCCAGAACCCACCCGGTGGTGGGCCGATCTTTTGCCCGCCGACCTGCCCGCCGGCCGCCATGTGGACGGGTATTTGTGCTTCGAACTGCTCAACACCAGCGCAGCCCCGGCAACCGGCCTGTTGGTAACCATTACCGTGCGCGACGCGCATGGCCGCAGCCACCGTACAACCGCTGGTCTGCCGAGCAGAGAAACCAGCAGCTTTTCCCCGTTCGCAGCCAACGCAGCCGAACCCAGGTAGGTAAACACTGGTTCCAGGCAAACATCCGCAGTTTCTCCGACCACGTAAGATCATCTATCGGGCACAGCTCGTTACCGGAACGGTCGCGTAGCCACACGCGAAGCCCGGGGGGTTGCCACCATTGCCACATCGCTACCTCCTTTTTGCCCTTCACTGGTAGGTCCACAGCGCGCTGCGAATGTTCGGCGGGGCCATTTCGAGATGAACGAAGGTGCGGGCAATGCCCAGGCGCCGAAACCCGGCGGCAAAGGCCAGTTCAACGAGCCGCCAGCGGTCGTAGCCGTTGCCCACCGCCACGTCGGCCGCCTCGCCGGTAACATGCGCCGAGTGGGGCACCCCGCCCACCTTCAGGTTGTGGTCAAAACAGCGCAGCCCGCTGGTAATCACCAAGGGCTGCCCGTAGGCCTCGCGCAAGGTTTCCAGCGCCGTCACCAGCGCAGGCGCCGGGTCGGTAGCGCCGCAGCCGCACTGGCAGGCAAACTCGCTCTTACTGAAATGCCGCGACAAATCGCCCACGCTTACCTCCCCTGCCTGCCAAACCTGCCCGCAATACCGGCACACCAGCCCGCCGCTGCGCCACTGCAGGCGGTGGTGGCAGGCGCCCCCCGGCGCAAGCTCTGGTATTGCCTCATCACGCATCACTCGCCCCTCACCACTCGCCGTTTCCCGCGCGCCCCGTTCGCGCAAGCCTACCCGCCCCGCGCCCCCCGGGTGCCCGGTGACGGGCTTCACCGCAGCCCACGGAGGGGGTCAAACCCGGCCGCAGAGCGCCAAACGGCCCGAAATCCGCGAGGGGTTCCGGGCCGTTGGCGTGGGTGCGTTTGGGGGTAGGGTGGGCCGCGGTCACCGGGGGGGCCGCCCGCCAAAATTGGAAACGCGTTTCCAATTTTGGGGTTGGTTGCCGCGCCCGCCGGCGCCGGCAAGCGCGCCGTTGCAAAATAAAAAACCCCTTGTCGTGCAAGGGGTTTTTCTATCGCGCTGCGCCACTCGGCGCGCCCACAGCAAAAAACCGCGGCCCGCCAAAATTGGAAACGCGTTTCCAATTGCTTTGACAGGGTCAAAGTAAATTTGACGTGGGGGGGTTCTTTGAAACGTGTGCGGTCGAACCAGGTGCGGGGCTACGGGGTTGGTTAGTGGGGCGATTAGAACCGCCGGTGGGCGATGCCCACCCTACCGCTTACCTGGTGGGGCGAATGGTGTGGCTGCCCAGGTCGAACACATGGGCCAACAGCCGCGCGGGGTAACCCAGCGGCACTAGGTGTTGGTCGCCGTGGGCGGCTGCGCGTACCAGCTCGTTGTGGCAGATGATGTTGAGGTTGTGCAGCACCGGGGGTTCGTCGGCTTCAATGGTCAGCCGCTCTGCGGTCAGCTCGCGCAACCGCTCGGGGCTCTGGGTGTGCATTACCAGGCTCTTTTCGAGCTCTAGAAAGCGGCGCACCAGGTCGGCATGCAGCCGCGCCACCGTGGCCGAGCCCACCACCAGGTCGAAGGTAGAGGTTGCCGTTACCCCCACCGCGCACGCGGCGGCCACGCGGGGATCCCACTGGCGAAACAGGGCGTACACGGTGGCCGAACCAAACAACACCGCCAAGGCGCTGGCCAGGGTGTGAAACCGGTCGAAAAACCGCCGCCGCCGGGTGTGGTAGCGCACCGAACGCCGCACGCCAAACAACAGGTCGTGCCAGCCTTGCGTGAGGTTTGCGTCGGTCATGGCTTGTCCTTGGGGGGGTCGGGGTCGGGCCGCGGGGGGCGAATGGTGTCCATCACAAACTGCCCGGGCTCAAGCTCGCCTTTGCCGGCAACGGTACGGTTGGCCGCCCGGCCCAGGGGTTTACCCGGGCGCTCGGTAGACGGTGGTACTGGCTTCTTCGCCATAGCTCTACTCCCTCTGCGTGCCCGTGTCCAGCATCCAGCATCCAGCATCCAGCCGCCGCCTCACCCGCCGCCCCCCACCCGACGCCGGGCAACTGCCCCCGCCCCCGCCCGGTCCGGCGAGTCACGCCCCTTGGCTGCCATGCGCGCCCGCACGGCTTCTTCGGCGGCCTTTAGCTCGGCCAAGGCCACCAGGTCTTCTTGCCAGCGCCCCGCCGCCCGGTAGGCCCGCAACAGGCGGGTTTCGTCGGGGGTGAGGGCGGGGGCGGGGGCAGACCTCTCTATTGGCATCCCGTACACGATTTCGTTTAGATCGGCCCCTTGATCTATTGCCCAGTGAAGTATCTCCGCCAGAAGAGTGCCGCGGCCCTTTCTGTTGCTGAAGTCCCCCGGGGATAGCCCAAGCAACGCGGCCACATCTTTGGCGGTTGACAGGCCCCGCATGGCCTTCAGGCGTTCAATCACCTGCTCGATTTTCTCGAAACGCGAATTTTCCACTTGCCGTCAATTCTCGATACGAGTATCTTCCCCTTGTCAGTCCGGTCCACCGAACATTGACACGCCGAAAGGAGCCGCCCATGTCCCGACCCACCCAAACCAATTTGTTCCCCGAAACCCTGCTGGTCACCCGCCAGGGGGCCCGGGTGTTCACCACCTCGCGCAAGGTGGCCGAGCACTTCGGCAAGCGGCACGACAACGTGCTGCGAGTCATCCGCGACATCATCGATGCCTCGCCCGAGGCGGTTTGGCGCCTCAATTTTGAGGAGCGAGATTACGTGGACGAGCGCGGCAAAACCCAGCCGCTGTACGACCTGACCCACGACGGCTTTGCCGTGGCCGTGATGAGCTTCACCGGCCCCGAGGCGCTGGCCTGGAAGTGGAAGTTTCTGGCTGCCTTTCGCACCCTGGAAGCCGCGCTGGCCGCGCAGGAAAAGCGCGAGGCGCAGGCGCTCTACCAGCTTCGCCCCCGCTGGCAGCCGATTGTGGAATACCCCGAGCTACCCCGCGAGGCGCTCACCTGGCTGACCGGGCACCGCTCGCCGCAATCCATTACCGCCTGCCGCCGGCGCATGCGCCAGGTGGGGTTGCTGGGCAACTAATCCGCCGCAACCGACCCGCGAGAGGAAGCACCGACGATGCAGTCATTAACCGACCTGTTCCGCCGTATCCAGTGGTCGAGGAGCGACATACGCGACCAGTATTGGCTCATGGAAGCCCTGGAAGAGTTGTTCTGGCGCCTTTGGCTCGTGTTCGTGGCCTTCGCCACCATCATGGCCGCGAAGGAGCTTCTTGAGCACCTTTGGCGGTGGGTGCACTGAACGTGGTCAGACGCATGAGCCTCCCCAGGTTTTTCAGATTCAGTTCGTGGCGCAATGCCGAGAGCAGCGCCTCGTGCGCCGCCTTCAGGGCGTCGCGAGTGACCGGTTCGCCAAGCAGCACCCCCATCGCCGCGTCGTGCAGGGCGTCGCAGGCGGCAGCCACGGGCGCTGGCATCACCAGCGAGTGCGCTAGTGCGGCCCGTCGAAAGGTTTCCGCAGCCTTGCGCGTGCCGTCTTCTTCTGCCTGCGTTTCGAGCACTTTGGCCAAAAATGCGGCAACGAAGAGCTCGCTGCCCGCGCGCTGCAGTGCCCGCGCCGCCGAGAGTTTTTCGGCGAAGAGCAGGTCGCGGTGCCCCCGGGAGGCTCCAAACCAGCCCCCCGCAGCGCCGACGGCCATACCGACCAGAAGTTCCATCCACGCCATGAGGTTCTCCCATGAAAACCCAGCGTAAGCCCCCCGCCGACTGGCACCCGGCCGACATCAAGGCCGCACTCGAAAAGCGCGGGTACAGCTTTCGGCGCATTGCCCGCGAGATGGGCTATGCCATGAAGAGCTGTGACTCGGTATTGCGCCGCCCGTTTGGCCCGGTAGAAGAGCGGGTGGCCGAGATTATTGGCGTGCCGGCCGCTACGCTGTGGCCCAGCCGCTACCTGGTGCCGCTGCGGCGCCTGGGGCGCTGGCACCAGCACCGCCGCACGGGCGCGGCCGACCGGCGCGCCAAACCGCGCGGCCCCCGTGCGGATCGCCGCACGCAGCGCACAGCATAAACCGGGGCCGGAAGCGCTGCAATGTCAAAGCCAAAGCCGCCTGCGGACAGCCGCCAACTAGGCTTGTGGGATGCCGTACGCGCAGCCGAGGCGCTGCGCCAGCGCAGCCCCCAGCCGGCCGAGCTGGGCACTCTAGAAGCCGCGGTGGGGCGCAGCCTGGCCGAGGGCTTGCGGCAAAGCCCGCATAGCCGCTGGCAGTTGGCCGGGCAGGTGAGCCACCTGTTAGGCCGCGAGGTGAGTAAACACATGCTGGATAAGTACACCAGCCAAGAGGCGCCCCACCACTGCCCGCCCGATGTGCTGGCGGCCCTGTGCCGGGTGCTCCAATGGCGCGAGCCCTTGCACCTGCTGGCCGAAGCGGCGGGGCTGTTTTGCCTGCCCGGGCCCGACGCCCTGCGCGCCGAGATTGAGCGGTTAGAGGAAGAAACCCGGCGCCTCAAGAACGAGAAGCACAAACGCCGGCTGTTCTTGAAAGAGATGGAGGGTAAGGCATGCGCTTAGCGCGGCAGATTCGCCAGCTCGGCTACCTCGCGGCGCAGCTCTGCCACGGTGTAGGGCGAGGTTTTGGCAAACCCGCAGGGGCACGCCAACCGAATGCGCAGCCGCCCCGGGAAGCGTACGTGAATGCGTTCGAGTACGTGTTCTGCACAGGTGGGGCACTGTGGGCCGCCGATGCCCAGGGGGAAGTTTGCTTCATCAAACCCAAGCACCTGCCAGTGTACACCGCCATGCGCGAGCTGCTTGAGTACCTTGGGGTGCCACTGCTTGCCGCTGAGGATTGCGAAAAAGAGCGCGCTTGGATCGGGCAACTGGCAACGGCCTACGAGCTGGGCTTGCCGCTGACGATGCAATACCTCCGCCGCGCCAGCCAGGCCAAATACCGCCAGGGCTGCCCAGGGTGCGCGCGCCGGCCCCAAGGCCAGTGCAGCGAGCCCCAAACCCGCCAGGGTGAGCAGTGCCGTGAGCGTGCCAGCAGCGGCCACGGCTCGATCGATGGCGAGGCCAACGGACTTCCAAAGAATCAGTTCGGACATGGGGGCACCTCTGCGGTTGAGTAGGGGGTTTGGTTGGCGCCAACACCCTACCACGCAGGGGTTGCCCCCCTCTAGAAGAGGCCCCGCATGAGCACCTACAAACGCATTTCCGCCCTGGCCACCGGGCTACACATCTTGGAGTTTTTGGCACAGCAGCGCGAGCCGGCCATTCCCGCGGCCATTGCCGCGGCGGTAGAGGCGCCGGTGGGTACGGTGATGTGCCACCTGGCCACGCTGGAAGATCGCCGCTTTGCCCGCCGCCTGGGCGAAGGGTGGGAACTGGGTCTGGCCCTGGCCGCGGCCTGGGCGCGCAAAAAGTCACTGCTGGAAGGCCAGCGCATGCAGATTGACCGCGACCTAACAGCCATTGCCATTGTGGGAGAGTGAACGAGATGCCTACGCGCAGAGAACAAGAGGTGATGCAAGCCGGGCTCGACCGCCACCGCGACGACACCCGCATGGCCGAGCTGGTGGTGCAAGAAGAGTTGAGCCTGGAGCGCATTGCCCAAGAGCAGCAGGCCGACAAAGAGCGGCTATTTGCCGAGTGCCACGAGGCCATTGGGCGGATTCAGGCGATGCAGGTGACCAGCGAATTTGGAAACGTGTCGGCAATTATGTGGCTGAAAGATGTGAAGGAAAGCAAGGTTTACAAGATGCTCCCCGGCGGGGGGACGTGGGAACACTTCTGCAACCGCCTAGGTTTTTCCGCCAAGCTCGGTGACGAGAAGATTGCCAACCTGAAAATCCTCGGCGCGCAATTTTTGGAAACGGTTACCAATTTGCGCGTCGGCTACCGCGACCTGCGCAAGCTGCGCCAGCTTACCGCCGACGGTGCCATTCGGGTTGACGCCGAGGTTGTCACCATCGGTGACGAGTCGGTTCCGCTCTCCCCCGACCACGCCGAAGACTTACAGCTTGCCATCGAGGCCATCCTCAGCATCAAGAACGGCGAGCTGGCCGCGCAAAAGCGCCTGGTGGAGCAAAAGCAGACCACCCTAGACAAGCGGGACGCCGAGATTGTGGTGCTGGAAGGCAAGGTGGAAGAGGCCGCGGCGCAGGTGGAGGCGATTCGCAAGCACCGCAGCCCCGACGAGGAAGAGTTCTTTCGCCGCATGGAGAGTTGGCGAATTGGCTTTGAGGCCCTGCTGCGCCAGTTTGAGCCCGGCGAAACGCCGCTGATGCAGCACGCTACGCCGCGCATGGAGGCGGCGTTTATTGAGGTGCTAGGCTACTTTCACCGGCAAATTACCATTTGGCACGCGTGCGCCAAAGAGCAGTACGGCAACCATCATGTAGACGATCTGGGTTATGTAGCGCCCGAGCCGCGCGGCCCGGCGCTGGCAGTGGTGGAGTAGCGCCATGGCGAAACGGCAACCCATTCCCCCCCCGGCGTGGATCCCCGAGTTGGTGACGCGGCTTGCCGCGGCAGTAAACGGCGACAAGGCCAAGGTGGTGGAGGAGTACGCCTTCAACACCGGCAAGAGCCCGGCGCAGTTGTACCGCCTGGCGAAGCAACACGGCTACAACCCGGGCCGCAAGCGCCGGGCCGATGCGGGGGTGCCAAAAAGCGGGCTGACGGGTGAGCAGGTGCAGGTGGTGAGTGCGCTGATTCAAACCACCAGCCGCGAGGTGAAGGGCGCCATCATGCCGGTAGAGGTGGCGCTGCGCATTGCCGAAGACAACGGCTACATCGACGCGGGCCAGGTGACCACCAACACCATGCAGCGCCTGTTGCGCGAGCGCGACCTAACCGGTGCGGCGCTGGCGACCCCCACGCCCCACATTAATATGCGCAGCCTGCACCCGAACCATGTGCACGTGTTTGATGCCTCGGTGTGCATTCAGTACTACTTGAAGCAGGGCGGCTTGGCCATTATGGACGAGCGCTCATTTTACAAGAACAAGCCCGACGCCTTTGCCAAGATCAAGCAGAAGCTCATCCGCATGGTGCTGGTAGACCACTGCTCGCACAACTTGTTTTTGAAGTACTACTTGGCAGCCGGCGAAAACCAGAAGATGACGTACGACTTTTTGACGTGTGCCTGGCGCGGCGGTCTGCACGAAAAGCAGCCCCTGCGGGGGGTGCCCTTCTATCTATTGATGGACGCCGGCAGCGCCAATATTGCCCGGGCCATTCTGGGCTTTCTGGGCGCTCTGGGGGTGGAGACGCCCGCGAACCTGCCCCACAACCCGCGCCGGCAGGGCTCGGCCGAGTGCATGCAAAACCTGGTGGAGCGCCACTTTGAGAGCGGCCTGCGCCTAGACCCGGCGTGTGAGATTGACGAGCTAAACCAGCGGGCGTTGGATTGGTGTGCCTGGTGGTGCAACACCAAAGAGCACAGCCGCCACGGCATGAGCCGCGTGGAGTGCTGGCTGACGATTACCCAGGCGCAAATTCGCGACCTGCCCGCCGACGACCTGTTGCACGACCTGTATGCCGAGCCGGTGGTGACCCGGCTGGTACACGGCAATTACACGGTGAAGTTCCGCGGCGAAGAGTACCGCGTGAAGCATGTGCCGGGGCTGATCCCCAACCGCACCCAGGTACAGGTGGCGCTACGCCCCTACCACTGGCCCCAGGTGGCGGTGGTGCACAACGAGGTGGAGTACCTGGTAGACCCGGTACAACGCGGCGCCTACGGCTTTGACGAGGCCGCCGCGGTGATTGGCCAGGAGTACAAAGCACAGCCCGAAACTGCCACCCAGCAGGCCACCAAATGTAACCATGCCATGGCCTACGGCGAAAGCAAGCAAAAGGGGGCGGTTCCCTTCGACGGCACCCTGCAAGTTTTTGGTCACCTGGCCGCCAAACTGGGCAATGTGCACCCCCTGCCACGCACCGGCACGCCGCTAGCGGTAGGCCGCGACCTGGTGGCGCAAGAGATCCCCATGGTGGAGGTATTGAAGCGTTTGGTGCAGCGCCTGGGGTCGGTAGCCCCGGCGCTGAATGCCGAGCTGCGCGCGGCCCTGGGGCCGAGCGTAGCGGTGCACACGGCCGAGGCCATAGCGGCAGCCCTGGCCGAGGGGCGCGATTGGCGCGCCGAACTCGACGGGCCGGCCCAGGCCCTGGGGCAATAAACAAAAACACCGACCCGGGGCGGCAACCCCGGGTCGGTCACAACCGCCCCTTTTGCGGGGGCACCAACACAGGAGAGGAGGATAGCAATGAACGAGGTTGGAGGGAAGTGCCCCGAGTGCCATGCCGCCCTGGCCCGGGTGGCGGGGGCCAGCGCGTGTACGCGGTGCAGTTGGCGGATGCGTAACCCGTTTCGTACCAAAGTGGGGTGGGCGCCCAGCGGGTGGTGCGAGACGATGGATAGCGCCGGGCGGCTGAGCCAGGTGCGCGAAATGGACAGCGAGGCCTGCCACGCCGCGCTGTACGTTCCGGGGCTGCAGGTGGCGGTGCGCCAGGCAGTGGTGGCGCGACTGCGGCACCTGGCGCGGGTGCACGCCGGCTATGGCCGGGTGGTGCCCCCGCAGGCCGCGAGCGAGCCGCTGGTATGAGTGCCGCGGTGTACGCCCAGGCCTTTGAGCCGCGAGTACTCAAGCAGTTGATGGCCGATTGCTCGCTTTCCCAAACCGACCTGGCCCAGGCGGTGGGCGAGGTGTTGGGGCGGGCGGTGAGCCGCCCAACCATTAACCTGGTGGCCAACCGCGATTACGACCCGCCCAGTATTGCCGGCCTGCGCGCGGCGGTAGAGCAAACCATTCGCGACACCCCGGCGGCCCTGGCCTGGCTGGCCAAACGCCAACTCACGGTGGCCGACCTGTGGCAGCCCTTGGGCTACGCGGCCCGTAACCAGTTGCCCGGCGACCAACGCGCCCGGGTGAGCCGCGGGCTACGCAGTTGGCTCGACGCGCCCAAAACCGGCGACCCCTCAACCCTGATCCCCCACGAGGTGGAGATGCTGACCCAAGAGACGTTGAAACACTTCAAGTTGTTCCGGCACCCGTTCATTGACGACGTGCAAAAAGATACCGACGTGTACCTCAGCGACGAGCACCGCTACATCGAAGCCGCCATGCTCGATGCCGCCCGTCACGGCGGCTTTCTCGCCGTCATCGGCGAGGTGGGCAGCGGCAAGAGCGTGATGCGCCGCAAAGTCGTCGAACAGCTCCGCCGCGACGGCGACACCCTAGTCATCTATCCCCAGATGATCGACAAGACCCGCCTGACGGCTTCGAGCATCTGCGATGCCATTGTCCTCGACGTATCGAGCGAGAAGTGTAAGTCCAAGCTGGAAGACAAGACCCGCCAGGTACAACGCCTGTTGCTCGATCGCGCCAAGAGCGGCTACCGGGCCTGCCTCATCATTGAAGAGGCCCACGACCTGCACAACCACACCTTGAAATACCTGAAACGCTTCTACGAGCTGGAAGACGGCTACCGGAAGCTCCTCGGCATCATCCTTATTGGCCAAACCGAGCTGAAACACCGCTTCGACGAAGGCCAGAACGTGGACATGCGCGAGGTAATCCGCCGGGTGCAGGTGGCCGAGATCGCCGGCCTCAACGGCCACCTGGCCGACTACCTGGCCCTAAAGTTCCGCCGGCAGGGCCGCGACGTGGCCGACGTGTTTACCCCCGCGGCGCTGGATGCCCTGGGCGTGCGCATGACCAGCAAAAGCCGCGACGGCCGCCACACCATCAGCCACGCCTACCCGCTCTTGGTCAACAACTACGCGGCCCGCGCCATGAACCTGGCCCGCGAGCTGGGCGAAGCGCGGGTCACCGAAGAGGTGGTGGAGGCGGTGTGAACCCATGATGGTGAAATGCACGCGCTGCGGCGCCACAGAAGAACGGGTGGGGCGGTTGGGGTATAGGGCAGGGCTGTGCCAGAAGTGCCAGACCCTGGTTGCCGCGGCTAACCGCCGTTGGCTAGAGCCGCGCCCCACGCCACCGGTGGAGGGAAAATGACTGCCGACCATGTTTGCGAACGCTACGCCGCCCGCCTGACCCAGGCCGGCTGCGTGGCCTACCAACAACATGATCCGCTGGCCTGCGCAAAATGCCAGCACAGCGGCAACTACGCGTCTAGCGGCAAGGGCTGGCGGGTGAATCGACGACCCAAACAAAAGGCCAAGTACATAGCCGAGGCCCAACAGAGGAGTGAAACCATGAGCAAAAACGGCGTGTGTGTGGAGTGCAAACGCGAGATCACCATCGTCGCACGCGACATGTGCAGCAAGTGCTGGAAGGCGTGGAAGAAGGCGCAGGCGGGGAAGCAGTGGGCAGCCGACGTGACGGCGCCCTTGCCGAGCGCAGCAGAAACGCCAGCGGCAGCGTCCAACCCGGTTTTGGTGCCCCGGCTGCAACCGGCAGCGGAGGCCCCTGTTGCCTGGGTACAGCCAGAGCAGCTCACCGTGACGTTTGACGGCCAGCGCGATGTGGAGCTGTACCGCTGGCTGTTGGGGGTGGCTAGGGACGAGCGCCGCAGCGCCGTCGATCAGGTGTTGTGGATGATCGAAATGTCGCGGGAGGCGGCAACATGTGGGGCGTAGCGATGGTGTTCCTTGGGGTTCTGGTGGGCATGGTGCTGGTGGCGGCTTGCGCGGTGGCGCGCTGCGATGATTGCCAACGAGGAGGTAGACCATGATCCGGATGGATGAGATGACCGAACGGCAGTTGCTGGGCATGGAGGGCGCGGCGGAGTACCTGGGGGCGCGGGAGCGGCGGCGGGTGCCGGCCGAGTGGGTAGCGGTTCTTACGGCGTTGGCGTGTCTGAATGTGGCGTTGTTGCTGTTGATCCTTCGGTAAACCAACCAGCGGAGGTGTGCGATGAAACGAAGCGAGAAGACCGTACGGAAGTGGATTATTGGCGGTTGCCGGAAGTGTGGCACAGAGGCCGAAAACCACGCCCGCGGGCTGTGCGGAAGCTGCGAGTGGGCCGAGCGCACCCGAGGCACCATCGGCGACTGGCCAAAAATTGGCCCCGAAAGCCTGGCCGCGACCCGCGACGGGGCGGCCCGGCTGGCCGAGGAGCGCGGGATCCCGCTGCGCAGCACCAAGGTGGATTGGGCTGCTGTGGCGGCCGTGGCCGAACTGCCCGGGGTGGCGTTGGAGTTTGCCCCCAGCCGCCACGAACGGGTCCGCGCGGCCGTGGAGCTGGTGCTCGACGTCTGCGAACAGCGCGCCGCCCGCGGCCAGCGGCTGAGCCCGGCGCAAATGGCGGGGTTCATCGCCGCGTCGCTGCCCAGCTTGGTGGAGGGCTAGAGTCATGGACCTCAAACAGATTGAGACCCTGGCCCACACCTACCGGGCCGACCGCGACCACCTGGGCGTGCTGGTCAGCGCTCTGCAACGCGATCTGGCCGCGGCCAAGGAGCGCTACCTGCCGGGCATCAAGGCGGCCGTGCAGCGCGCCGCGGGGGCCAAAGAGGCCCTGCACAACGCCGTAGAAGGGGCGCCGGAGTTGTTTCAAAAGCCCAAAACCCAGGTGTTTCACGGCATCAAAACCGGCTGGGTCAAAGCCAAAGACGCCTTGGAGATCCCCGACCCCGCCGCCACCGTGGCCGCCATTCGCGCCCACTGCACTGACGAACAGGCGGCCCTGCTCATTGCCGTGAAAGAAACCCCCAACAAAAAGGCCCTAGAGCGCATGGCCGAGGATCCCAACCTGCACCTGGCCGAGCTGGGCGTGGCGCTGGTGCCGGGCGCCGACCAGGTGGTGGTGCACCCGGTAGACAGCGAGGTGGACAAGCTGGTGGGAGCGCTGTTGGCGGAGGCGGAACAGGCGGAAAACTGACCACTTCATCCCTTCGCGCCCGGGGCGGGTATCCTCCTGCCCGTTTTCCCCGGGCGTCTTTTTCGAGCCCTGGAGGGTGGCTTCCAGGGTTCGGGAAAGACAAACCGCAACCGACGAGGGCGACATGGACAAAGGCAAGAAGCAGGACAGCGGCATTCCCGCCTTGGACGGGCGCCAAATAGGCGACAGCCACTACTACGAGATCACCGCGGGTATGCTGGCGGCCTGGCTGGCCACCGTGCCGCCAGATTTCCAAGTGACCCTATACGGACCCGGCCGGCCGGGATGTTTTGCCCGCCGCGTCGAAGTCGCAACGCACCTCGGGGGGCAATATGTTTCGATCGGGTAGCCACCCATGAAACTCGTCTGCCCGGGCTGTGGGCTGACCGCCTCAGCCGAGCTGTGGGCCGACGATGCCGCCACGCGGCAGGCATTGGCGCTCATTTTGGGGCTTCCCGGGCCGGTGCGCGAACAGACCCTGTCCTACCTGGGGCTGTTTCGCCCCGCGAAACGAGCGCTGGCCTGGAGCCGCGTGCGCAGCCTGGCCACGGCACTGCGCGACCTCACCAGCCGCCGCGAAATCACCTGGAAGAACCAGCCGCCGCGGCCGGTCACCCCCGAACTATGGGCCCAAGGCATGCGGCAAATGATCGAAACCAAGCGCGGCCAAGACCGCTTTGACAGCCACGGCTACCTGACCGCCATCGTCTACGACCTGGCCAACAAGGCCGACGCCGAACGCGAAAGCCGCGCCCACGCCGACGTGGCCCGCCACGCCCGCGCCCGCAACGACGACGCAGCCGCCGGCGGGCCCGGGCAACTACCCGAGGAGGTGAAAGCCATGATCGAGGAAACCAAGAAAACGCTAGGGTTGCGCCGATGACCTCGCGGCAATCGCTCCTCGCCAAAGCCCACCTGGCAGCAAAAGACCTGTGCCTCGACGACGACACCCGGCGGGCCGTGCAGCTCCAGATCGGCGGCCGCGAAAGCTGCAAAGACATGAGCACCGGGCAACTGCTGGAGCTATTGCGGCACTACCAAGCCCTTGGCTGGCAGCCCAAACCCGCGCGCGGCGCCAAGGCCCGAGTGCTGGCCAGTGCCCCCCAGCACAAGAAAATCCGCGCCCTGTGGTTGGCCCTGGCCGACGCTGGTGTGGTGAAAAATCGCGACGAGACGGCTCTGCGACGCTACGTAGAACGACAAACTGGGGTGGGCGCCCTCCAATGGCTGACCCCAGACCAGGCCAGCCGCGCTATAGAGAGCCTTAAAAAGTGGTGTCAGCGTGAGCGAGTGGAGGTGCAGGAATGACGCAGTTGCAGTTGTGGCCAGCCGGCACCCCCACACCTTCAGAACCCGGCCCCGAGTTGCCCGAAAGCATCCGGCAACTACTAGAGGCCGGCTACCCTGCCAACGCCGTGTGGCCACTGCTCAAAACCTACGGCGGCCAGCGCCTAAGCGTGCCCAAAAGCGCGCCCTCTACCGACCACCCTCTGTGCAACACCCTAGGTTTCCTGGCCGCCAAGGTGCTGGTGTCACACCTGGGCGGCTGCACCTGGGAGGTCCCCCGCGGCCTAGCGGCCCTACGCGCCGCCCGCGACTCCGCCCTGCGCGCCGACTTCGACCGCGGCACCAGCACCAACACCCTCGCCGCCCGCTACGGCGTCACCCGCCGCCATATCCTGACCATCTTAGGGCGGCTGTAGCTGCCCCCTTTTCCAACGTCAAATAAACTTTGATTCCGCCCCGTTTTTACCCCCCTACGTAACCCGTCCGTCACCCACCGTAACCCTCGTTTCTCATTTCTTCCCCATTTCTTTTCTCACCCCCCCTCAGCCAGCCCCTGCCCGCGCAACGAACCCTAGAGGGC